AAAGGTAAAAGAAAAAATGAAATTTGCGGATGGGAAATATGTAAACTTTCCTGTAAAACCAACGGAGTAAACATGGCATACATAGGACAATCAATTAAAAACGGAACCTTCAGTGTCTTAGACACAAGTGGTAATACTTACAATGGTTCTAACACAACATTTAGTTTAGGAACACAGGTAGGTTCTGCAGCACAGCTATTAGTATCACATGATGGTGTTATACAAAAACCTGGAACAGACTACACACTAGCCACAGGCGGAACACAGATTACATTTACTACAGCCCCTGCTAGTGGAGCGTCAATCTTTATTGTAGAAATATCTGGTGCAGTTGGTGGACCAATGAATACAGATATCAATGGTTCAGAGTTTATATTAGATGTAGATGGTGACACAAGTATCACAGCAGATACAGATGACCAGATAGATATTAAGATTGCAGGAGCAGATGATTTTAAATTTTCAGCAAATGCAATGAATGTGTTATCAGGCTCTACACTTACAATAGACTCAGGTGCAACTTTAACTGTTTCAGGTAGTACAAACTTATCAAATGGCCCTGCCTTTCATGCATACTTAGGTTCTAATCAAACTTTAAGTAATAATACATTTACTTCTTTAAATATGAATGAAGAAGATTTTGATACAGGAAGCGACTATAATACTAGTAATTATAGATTCACTCCGGGTGAAACAGGTAAATATGTTCTATATGGTAAAGTTAGTGCCTCTGGGGGTATTGATGCTGATGATGAAAGTTTAGATGTTTACATTGTAAAAAGAGATAATAGTGCAAGTAGTAATGTAACTTTAATATCACAAACTACTGGTGATGGTGCTGCTAGTACAAATGTTGGTAGTGTAGTTATGACAGTTGTAGACCATACTGATGTAAATGATTACTACACTTTAGCCGCATATTCAGCAGGTTCGGCTTCAACAGCCGTTGCAGGTTTACAAAATACATATTTTGGAGGATATAAATTAATATTATAATGGCAGATTTAGCAACAAAAATAAAATTATATGTGGAAGCAAATAGTAAGACTGTAAATTTTCATCCTATAACAGGCAATGTTTTAGTTCAAAATACTGGAAGTGGCGATGAAATTGCAAAGTGGAGCATAGACGGATTAGCACAACCTTCAGATTCAGATTTATCTTCTTACGAATCTGCTGCTAATACTTACGAAAGTAATGACACAGTAGATAGAAAAAGAAGAACAGAATATTTAAATTGGACTGTGCAGTTAGATAAATTATATCATGATATTAATGATGGTAAGTTTGGTAATACAGCTAAAACAGGAACTTGGTATACTCATATAAAATCAGTTAAAGACGCTAATAGTAAGGGATAATGTTACTAGGCCACGGAACGATATCTGAGTTCGCCATAGCCTCTGTTAGAGGTGGTGGTGTACAAAACGTAGGATCACCTTTTATTAGTGGTGTATCATTTTCTGTTGGTTTGGGAGATGAAAGTGTAACAGGATCTGCCTCTATATCGCCTTCTACTGCTGGAGCACCAAGTTTTACTATAGGAACAGAAACTGTAGCTGCTTCAGCTAATGTTAGCACTAGCACTGCTGGTCAAATTACTATAGGATTAGGTGATGAAACTGCCTTTGGTGAGGCATTTCAAAATATTATTAATTTTAGTGTGGGTGATCCGTCATTCTTTATTTGGAATGAAGTGGATGATTCGCAAACAATTACCTGGGTAGATGTAGAACCAGGGTCAACGGATTAGGAGTAAAAAATGGCATCGTCATATTCAAGTGCACTTAACTTAGAGTTACAAGCCACAGGTGAAAATTCGGGAACCTGGGGTAATATTACAAATAACAATCTACAAAAGGTAGAGTCAGCTATTAAAGGTTATGTATCTGTAGCGATTGCTAGCACAACTGATTCATTAACAGCAACAGATGGGTCTACCACAGATGAGCAAAGTAACGCAATTATCAAATTAACAGGTACACTAACTGGTAACACAACGGTGCAATGTGAGGCAGTAGAAACATGGTATATTGTTGATAATGCCACAAGTATGAGTACACACACTCTGGGCTTTAAACCAGCAGGTGGAACAGCAACTAATCTTGTAGCAGGATCAAAACATATTTTATATTCTGATGGGTCTACTATGTTCGATGTCTTGAACGATGCAGGAAATATCACGGCCAACGGAACACTAACTGTATCAGGTAACACGTCATTAGATGGTGGTGCTTTTGTATTTAATGAGTCAAGCGCAGACTTAGATTTTAGAATTGAAGGTAATGGAGATGCAAACTTGTTCTTCACTGATGCAGGTAATGATCGTGTAGGTATTAAAACAAACTCACCCTCTACAGAGTTGCATGTTGTAGGTGGTGTAAAAGCCACAGGTGCCATAGACTTCGATGGTGGTGGATTTACATTTAATGAATCGGGTGCCTCTGTAGATTTAAGAGCAGAAACAAATACTCTAACACATGCTTTTTTCATAGATGGATCTGCTGACAAAATTGGATTTGGTACAAGTTCACCAACAAGCGCACTAGTAACAGTTAGTCAAGCAAATTCTTCTGGTGCTATAGCTTGTTTAACATTAGACCAAGATGATACAGATCAAGAGTTTATTAGATTTGATGGCACGAGTGCTTCAGATCAAACTAAAAGTATTACAACAGATACAAGTGTAGGATCTTTGACAGGTCATATTCGTGTCAATATAAATGGCACTGATTACTGGATACCGTTCTACGCAACTAACTAGGAGCTTGAATGCCGTTAACAAAACTGCAAATAGCACCAGGTATAGATAAACAAAATACCGAATATGGTGCAGAAGGTCGTTGGGTAGATTGTGATAATGTTAGATTTAGATATGGACTACCTGAAAAAATTGGTGGTTGGGAAAAAGTAACTAGTGATGCACTTGTAGGTGCAACAAGAGCTATTTTAACTTACTCTGGTCTTGATGGTGTTAAATACGCTATCTATGGCACCAATAAAAAACTTTACGCTTACTCAGAAAATAACTATGCCGACATAACTCCTATTCGTTCGACAGGCACAGGTAACATCACACAATTTGCAACAACAAACGGTAGCACTACAGTTACAGTTACTGACTCTAGTCATGGTGCTTTAATTGGTGACTTTGTAACTATTGCTAGTGTTAGTGGCGCAGTAGGTGGTATTAGTGCAGCTAATTTACAAGGTGAGTTTGAGATACTTACTGTTCCTGATTCAAATACATTTACTATTGAGGCAAAAGCTGCAGCTAGTTCTGATGCCACAGGAGCCACGGCCAACGGAACATATCAAATTAACACAGGATCTGCCGTGTCTTTATTTGGTTATGGCTGGGGTGCAGGTACATGGGGAGCATCTACTTGGAACTCAACAAGATCAGGTTTAACAGGTGGTCAAGGTGTTCTCTTGGAATCAGCTAAATGGGCACTAGACAACTGGGGTGAAGACGTATTAGCACTACAGTTTAATGGTGGTTTGTTTTATTGGGATACTTCTGGAGGGTTATCTTCTAACAGAGCAGCAGTAACTAATGTTTCTAACGCACCTACAAAAAGTAGATTTATGCTAGTTTCAGGAGATGACAGACATGTTATTTGCTTTGGAACAGAGACAACCATAGGAACTTCTTCTACACAAGATAACATGTTTTTAAGGTGGTCAGGTCAAGAGGCTGAGAATGTTTGGACACCTACAGCAACTAATACAGCAGGATCAAAAAGACTAGTAGATGGTAATTTTATACAAACTGCCGTTAGGTCTAGAGGTGCTGTGTTAATATGGACAGATACTGCTTTATATCAAATGCAATTTATTGGCCCACCTTTTACATTTGGATTTAATCAATTAGGTTCTGCTTGTGGATGTATTGGTTTACATGCAGCAGTGGATGTTGGTGGTGTATCATTTTGGATGGGTACAGACTCTTTCTTCTTATTTGATGGTGCTGTGCAAAAGATACCTTGTACGGTGCAAGATTATGTATTTGATGATTTAAATCAAAATGCAAAACAAGATATATTTTGTGCTGCAAACACTGACTTTAATGAAGTTATGTGGTTTTATCCTTCTCTTAATTCTAGTCAAATTGACAGAATGGTAGTATTTAATTATGCAGAAAATCTTTGGTATGTAGGAACATTATCTAGAAGCGCTTGGGCTGATAGAGGTACATACGATAATCCTTACGCAGCTGAGTTTGAGTCATCTGATACAACCGCAACTATATCTACTATCACAGGATTAAAAGCAGGTAGAACTTTTATTTATCTACATGAGAGTGGATCAAATGATGATGGTAGTGCTATGAATGCACATATAGAATCAGGTGATGTAGACATTGCAGATGGTGATCAATTTATGTCTATTGGTAGAATTATACCAGACTTTAAAGGACAGTCTGGTACAGTGGATTTAACAATTAAAACTAGGCCTTATCCTACAGCAACACAAACTACACATGGATCTTTTAATATTACAACATCAACAACTAAAAAAGATACAAGAATTAGAGGCAGACAAGTTGCAGTTAGAGTTGCTAGTGATGCAGTAGATGATAACTGGAGATATGGTACACTTCGATTAGATATAAAACCTGATGGAATGAGAGGCAAATAATGTCAAAAATACAAATACCTAGATTACCTCAAGCTTCTAAAGAATATAGTCAACAACAACAAAATACTTTAATACAAACACTAGAGCAGTTAATATTTTTATTAAATAACACATATACACCAGAAACATTACGTGATGATGAAGAAAGAATAACTTGGTTTTTATCGTAAATGGCTAATACATATACAAATTATAAAGCGATTTTAACTAATACAAACCTGACTACTTTGTATACAATACCTGCTGAAACAACTGCTATTATTAAATCAATACATGTAGCAAATGTAGATGCTTCTAATGATTGTGAGATATCTTTATTTTTAGTAGACTCAGGTGGCACTAGTTATACCTTACAGTTAAGTAGAGATATTGAAAAAGGTTCTACTCAAGAGTTATTAGCTGCAGGTAATACTAGTCAGATTTCATCAGATTCTAGCACTGCTTCTGCTACACCGTTAGTAGCAAAAGAGTCAGAAATAATTAAAATACAAGCTGAAAATGCTAATGATTTACATGTTGTGCTTAGCGTTTTAGAGATAACATAAAGATTGCAAGGAGAGTAAAAAATGGGTATAAATGAAGATACTATCGTGGTTGCTGGGAGAACAGTCCCTAAGATAGATGTGGAAACACAAACAACTATCAAACACGCCAAAACAGGAAAAGTCTATGTTTCAGAAGAAGAGGCAACCAAAGACATTCAAGATCCTGCCACCGACACAACTGAAGAGGACATACAAAAAGATGTCGCAATTAAAGTAAACAAAATGCCGGATATATTCGGGGGAACAAGTTAAACATGGATTATAGCATGCAACAATCAGAACCTAGAGGGTTGGAATCATTTCAACACGAGGTTTCTAAAATTGCAGATTTAGGTAGATACGAGGACGCATATATCGCACACGTTGCCGAAGGTGAAACTGTTGTGCCTATGGAAGTTCTTGATTCTAATCCTAGACTAAAAGCAATGTT